TGCTTCACAAACATTTTGGGGGAAACTGGCGGCGATCAGCCGGCATTGACGGCGACTAACCAGCATTTGCCCAGACTTGAAACGGTTGGCTTAAGTCAGCACAGTTTTGGGGAGGGGATTTCCCAGTGGGCTACTTTGCATATGGGTGTTGAACTAATGCCTTGGCAAAAGCATGTGCTTAACGGCCAACTGTCGCACGATGGTAATGGCAACTTGCAGTTTCGTGAAGCGCTTGTGTCGACTGCACGTCAGCAAGGTAAGTCAGTTGCATTGCAAGCACTGATTGGTTGGTGGATTACTGAACTAGCGGTTATGCGTGGCAAGCCCCAGGCGGTGCTTTCGGTTGCTAACAAACTTGACCGTGCCGAAGCCATATTTGGTTTTATCGCCCCAATACTTGTGGAGAAATTTGGGGGTAAAGCCGCCAACGCTATGGGCCGTAAGTCCGTAAAAATGCCTGACGGGTCTACATGGGAAGTTAGGGCGGCCACACCAAACCTGCACGGCGGTAGTTATGACTTGATTGTGTGCGATGAACTTTGGAATATTTCAGCGGCTGTAGTTGATGAAGCGTTAAGGCCTAGCCAAATCGCCCGTGGTAACGGCGGCCCGTTGCTGTCTAGTTGGTCAACGGCTGGCGATGAAAGCAGTGCCTGCATGGTGGCTTTTCGTGAAGCCGCTATAAGTGAAATAGACAAAGGCGAAACCAGCAACATTTACTTTGCCGAATACTCTATGGCGCCTGGAAGTGACCCCCGATTAGAAACCAACTGGGTGCAGGCAAACCCAGCAATGGGGCAGACAGTGACAGTCGAGGCGCTTAGGGCCGTATCTAAAAAAGACAGTTTTCTAAGGGCGCACTTAAACATGTGGGTTTCGGCCCGTGGTGCCTGGCTTCAACCAGGCGTTTGGGACAAACAAAAAACAGATATACCTATGCCACCTGGTGGGGTGTTGGCTGTTGATACCGACCTAACAGACGGCCGTTATGTGGGCGTCAGGTCATCAGTGCTTGAATCCAAAGCCCATGTGTGTGTCGAATTTATGGTTGATACCGAAGACGCCATGTGGGAAGAAGTTGAACGGGTCATGGCGGACACGGCCACCCGTCTGGTCATTACGCCAGCCCTGCATTTGCATTTGCCGACAAGTTTGGAACGTCGAAGTAGCGTTATCGGTTACGGCGAGTTACTGAAGTATTCGGGCCTGATTCAAAAAATGATTGTTGAAGGCAAAGTACGGCACCGTGGCGAACTGGCACTAGCCGAACATGTCAACCGTGCTGTGCTTACTAAAACTGGTGGTGGCGTCGTTTTGTCAAGTCAGAAAAGCCCAGGCCCCATAGAACTATGCCGGTGCATGGCGTGGGCCATAGCCGAATCGTCACGCCCCAAAATTGTGGGCAAACCTGTGTTTGCTGTATCAAAGACACCGTGACTTTGGGTCACGCTATTGTTTAGTGAGTCCCTGTCCTGCGTCGGGCAGGGCAGGGACACCCCCCGATAGGAAAACACCATGGGACTATTCAGCACAAACAAAGTAAACAAGGCGCAGATATCGCCTCAGCCTGAACCGTCTGTGCAAGCCGCTGTCGGTAATTCGTACTCACGCAATGCGGCCGCCCCCAACATGATCGGCAGTTGGTACACCTACCAGGCTGGTCAGGCCCGTAACCGTGCTATTTCTGTGCCTGCGATTAGTCGAAGCCGTGACCTTATGGCGTCAGTTTTGGCCAGCATGGAATTAGAGATGTGTACCGAAATGTGGAACGGTGAAGAAATGGAAACTGTACCGTTGGCGCCACGTTCCTGGCTAAAACAACTTGACCCCGAAATGCCAAACAGTTTTGTATTTCCTTGGGTATTTGACGACCTTTTCTTTTTCGGCCGTTGTTTCTTGTACATCACCAGCCGTACCAAAGATGGTTACATGGCTAGCGCCACAAGATTGCCCCAAGGCAGTATTACGACGCCCGACGCAGAACCCCCAGTGTGGTTCGGTAAAAGCAAAGAAATCTATTTCAACGGTGGCGCTATTGACCCAGCCGATGTTGTGCAGATCTACAGCCCAACCCAAGGCATGATCTACATGTCAGAACAAACGATTCTTACAGCGTTAAAACTCTGCGAGGCACGCCTACGCAATAGTTCCTCATCCATTCCGGCCGGCGTGCTTCGACAAATTGGCGGCGAACCGTTAAGCGCCGAAGAATTAGGCGCCCTGGCTGAAGCGTTTAACCAGGCAAGAATGACAAACCAGACTGCCGCACTAAACGAGTTTTTGACGTACACAGAAACAAACGCAACACCTGACAAAATGCTGTTGATTGACGCCGCCGAATATCAAAGCCGTGAAATCGCTAACTTGTGCAATGTACCCCCGTATTTATTGGGTATTTCTACTGGTTCGTACGCATACACAAATAGTCAAAGCGCCAAGTCAGACTTGTGGACTTTCGGCCTGTCAATGTACGCCCAGGCAATTACTTCAGCCCTGTCACAACAGTTGCCCCGTGGCACCTATGTTAAATGGAACGTTGACAAATGGTTAGAAGTCGACAGTTACATGGAAAAAGAAACAAAAGAACAACCACAAGAAAACACACAAGAGGAACTAGCAGAATGATTACTTTCCATTCAAATACTTTCGCTGTTGAAGCCGCAGGCCCAGACGGAGAAAACCGCCGCACCATTACAGGTATCGCAGTGCCTTACAACACTTTTGCCACTGTCAGCGACGGTACAACCGTGCAATTTATGCCAGGCAGTTTGCCCGTAGAAGGCAAAGCGCCAAAACTGTACATGAACCATGACAGCACCCAAGCCATTGGCTTAGTGGCCGAACGTGTTGACAGCGAAGAAGCCATGTACTTCACAGCCAAAGTATCTAACACCCGTGCCGGTGACGAAGCCCTAGTGTTAGCGGCTGACGGTGTAATCGACTCAGTATCAGTAGGCGTTAACCCCACAGAATTTAAATACGACGACAAAGGCAACATGACCATTTTGGCGGCCGATTGGGTTGAGTTGTCACTTGTCCCCACACCTGCTTTTGCTGGTGCTACGATCAGTCAAGTAGCGGCTTCAGAACCAGTGGCCGAAGAACCAAAGGAAGAACCCAAGATGGAAACCACCCCCGCCATTGTTGAAGAAGCCGTAATTTCAACGGCACCAATTTTTGCACAGCCAAAGCGCAACTTCGGTATGCCAACCGCAGGCGAATACCTTGCCGCCTACCACATTGGTGGCGAAGTTTGGACTCGTGTTAACGCCGCCGCTGTTGAAGTGATGAAGTCACGCCAAACCGCATTGCAGGCCGCCGCTGGCGACTCAGTCACTACTGATTCTGCTGGATTGTTAAATGTCAACGTGCTGGGTCCTGTCTTTGAGGACCTGAACTACATCAGGCCTGTGGTTACGGCTGTTGGCGCTCGTGCCATGCCAGACGGTGGAAACCAAAAGACTTGGATTCGTCCGACTTGGACAACTCACACCGAAGTTGGAACTCAGTCGTCAGAACTCGGCGCCGTTACTGCACGCACCCCCGTGATTGCCTCGAACGTAATTTCTAAGACTACTTTGGCAGGCCAGGTGACCTTCTCGGTACAAGATATTGACTTTACGTCACCTGGTGCGCTCGAAATTGTGTTGCGTGACCTCGCTGGCCAATACATGATTCAGTCCGACGCTTTGTTGTGTGCCGCAATCCTTGCTGGCGACACCGCTTCAGGTTCAACCTGGACAGTTACCGCCAACGACCCAACTTCACTAATTGCCGCTTTGTATGACGCCGCAACCGACATTTTGGCCGCCACTAACTTTTTGCCTGACCATATTTTTGTCAGTCCCGATGTATGGAAAAAATTGGGTAGCCAACTTGACGCAGACAAGCGACCAATTTTTCCGTACACAGGCGCCGCAGGCCTCATGGGTGTCAACGGAATGGGTTCCGCAAACGTTACACAAATGAACACGTTTAACCCACTGGGCCTTAACCTTGTTGTTGACCGTGCATTTGCAGACAACACCATGGTTGTAGCCCGTGGCTCAGCCATTGAGTACTACGAGCAAATTCGTGGGATTATGACGAGGGACGAACCAGGTACCCTCGGCAAGGTCTTCAGTTACCATGGCTATGCAAGTACGTTTATCGCTGACGGTGACCAGGTTAAGTCCATCGCTATCGCCTGACCACCAACTCGAAAGGTGGTTAGCCGCTTATGGCTGTTTATCAAGTTACGTTTCATCAACGTTTGGATAACTACGCAGTTGTCCAAACGTTGACAGAACCCGAACTAGCGTTGGGTCAATCATTTACGCTTGCTAGTTTAGGTCACGGCCTGAACGGCACGCACACTGTCTACGACTTGCCCAGTTACCTGTTTATTGGTGTTGACACTGAAGGCAACCTATTATTTGATTATCTTCAGCCGGTACAAAATCAAGTTTTGTTTTACGATGAAGGCGACGACTTAATCCGTAGCGCCGCTATTCCGCCTGGCACCCTGACTTACACGCAGACTTGCACATGGATTACAGGCACACAGATTGGCACTTGGTTAGGTATCGCTTTGGCTGGTACAGACGAAACCGCTTTTTTGACTCAGTGTGCTAACAGCGCCAACAACTTCATTTTTCGTAGACGTCAAGAGTCTGGCTATACCGACCAACTAACTGTCGTACCTAGTGCTGACGTACAACTGGCCACGATTATGTTTGGTGGCTCGATTTACAGACAACGTGGCGCCATTGACCAATTCGCAAGTTTTAGCGAAATGGGTACAGCCGCAGTGACGGGCCTGTCACCACTGATTAAACAACTGGCTGGTATCCCACGGCCTGCGGTTGCATGATGACTGTCTACACCGACCTTTTCAACGAGTCGATAGACGACTTAGCAACAACCTTGGCGACCATTACTGGCATGCGTGTTGTATTTGACCCTGAAAAGATCAACCCACCGTGCGTGTTTATTGACGCCCCCAGTTTTGATTGCTTCAACTACAACATCGTCACCATGAATTTTTCGGTAAAAGTCATAACCTTAGGGCCAGGCAATTTGGACGGCTTACGCAACGTTTTAAGCATGTGTGCGTCGGTTCTAGCAAAGAATGTGGCAGTGAAGTCTGGGCGCCCAGGGTCGTTTCCCGTGGGCGGCCAAATGTTTGCCGCCTATGATCTATCCATAGACATGCAAGCACAGACAGGGTGATTATGAAATACACAATTAAAAGCAATCGAGTCGGCGTGATCGGTACAGAATTTGTGCCGGACGAAGGCACTAACATTGAAGCATTGCTAGCCAACGGGTTTATTGAATCTGACGAACCTAGCGACAGCACGGCTTCAAAATCTGCTAAAACTAAAGAACCAGCAAAGAAGGATTAGACCATGGCTTCAGCAACTTATCTCAGCAACCCAGGCGTACTGATTAACTCAGTTAATCTCACCGACATGTGTACCAGCGCCACCGTCACTAACACGATTGAAGCGCTTGAAGCAACTGCCTTTGGCAGTACGTCACGGTCATACGTGGGTGGACTTGCTAGCCAAGAAATCACTTTGGACTTGTACATGTCCTATGCGGCCACAGAAACTTTTGCCACCCTTTCAGCATTGGTTGGCACGACCACCACAGTAAAGGTTGCAAGTACTGACGCCGCCTTGACCACTGCTACTGCCACAGCCCCCCGTTTTGAATTGGTGGGGTGCTATTTAGAGGCGCTTCCGGTCATCAACGCAACCATGGGCGAGTTGTCAACCATTTCAATTACTTTCACTGGTGGCGTTTTGACCACCGTTGTTTCCTGACATAACCACAACAGCAAAGGCCCGACATGCAACTAACGATTAGAGTCGACCAGGGTGAAGGCCCTGTTGAAGTAACAACTAACCTTTTCACAATCGTTGCGTGGGAAAGAAAATACAAACGCAAAGCCAGCGATATGGGCAACGGTATCGGCATTGAAGATTTGGCGTATCTTGCACACCAGGCATGCCAGCAACACAACGTCATTGTGCCAATCGTTTTGGACGACTTCATAAAGAAACTGGTGGTGCTTGAGGTTGTTAACGATGAACCCGACCGCCCTACTTCGCCAGTACCTACCGACACGCTTTAGCGCAAGTTTTAGCGGCGACAGGGTACTGGCCACCTGAAGTAGAGTTTGATAACAATGACCTGGCAACAGTCATTAAAGTTATTAACGAGTCACGAAAATAAAGGTTGGTCATGGCAAGAACGCCCGAAATAGAAGGTGTAAAAGACACCATTAAGGCGTTGCGTCGAATTGACCCAGAACTACGCAAAGAGTTCAACCTTAAAGTAAAGGCTATTGCGGCGCCAATGACCGACGCCATGAAAGCCGAATACTCAGACAATCGTTTTCCGTCCGGCACAAAACGCAAATGGACAGTGGGCAAAACAAGCGAAAACAAAGGCCGAACTATTTTCCCGTTGACTGCCGCTAAAGCCCAGAACGGTGTCAAGGTAAAGATAAATACCAGTTACCGTGACCGCAACGCTTTTTACGTCATGCAAGCAAACCCTGCGGCCGCCATTTTTGATATGGCAGGCAAAAAGAATTTGAACGGTTTAGGTAGTGCTTTTAGTTCCAAGTTTGGCAAAGACGCCAGCCGTGTTATGTGGCCTGTTGCTGAACAAAAACTTAGAGACACACAAGACGGAATTAAAGACTTAGTAAAAGAAACCGAAAAGGTTATACAAAAAGAAGTTGACCGCT